CACAAGACATGATAAAAGCAGCAAATTTAATGTCTATAGAAAAATCCCTTCAATCAAACGGGATGCGATTATATACCTCGAAAAATAATTAGAAATCTATATCTTAATTATATTAAAGAAAACCAGAAGATACAGAGTAATAAGCTGAGGTGAATCGTTTTGAAGTGCTAAGAACAGACATATTAATACCAACAATAAAAAGTTATTTTATTGATCATATAGATAATATTGTAGGTGTTTAATTTGATCTGTTAGAACCAATGGACTTAGTTGATTATGTAGTGTTAAGAATAATAGAACACGTAGTCAGTTATAATGTGATTGAAGAAGTCATGAGTAATCACGTCCATAAAAAAGCAACAAAGATTTTAACATAATTCTTCAAAATGGGATCAATGAAGAGTGTGTTAAAGTTTTTAATGTAACCTTTATATTAATTGAGAGCAGATGTTATAAGTCTCAATGGCAATGCTACAAATTAATAAATAAGTAAGGTTACTAGTCATTGGTCTCTAAAGAAATTTAGTATATATAATGGCTCAATAGTGGATTATTCTCTGGTGCTATAAATGCCTCCATAAGCTCTTGACTTAATCAAATATCACTTTGGTGATTGTTTGAAATTTAATATGGATAACATTAAGAAATTAGAGAAAAAATGTTACGGACATGCTGTCTTGCGTACTTTAGTTGATCTTATGACAACTATAACACTTTCTAACATAAAACCATTATTTGCTGATATAGGATCAAAATTCCATAAAATATCTAGAATTTATAAAAGGAGATTTCTGGCATTTCGTGCAAAATTTGCTCCTTTTGATAGTACATATCTCAGACAACATACTCCAGAAGAATAAGTTATGTTGTGTAACTAGTTAGTTACAGCAGATACTCGTTTTGAATAACATGTAGGGGATATACTATCAATTGATTCTATTTATTATCCTGGAGTTTTGGAATGTATATTATCTAATCTTAAGAGAGAACCAACACGAACAGCAAGAGTAATATTCAATGCTTACACTGATAAACAAGGAACA